AGCAATTACTTTTGTTGGTTTCTGTCTTGGAAACTTTGGATTATACTTACAGACATGAAACGATTAGTTATTGACATAGAAACTGATATGAAAGCCAGTGAAATCTGGTGTGTTGTTACTAAAGATATTGACAGTGGAGAAGTCAAGGTATGGAAAAGAGCAAACGAATTACGCCAGTACATAGGAAGTCAAGACCTATTGATTGGACACAACATCATTGGGTTCGACCTACCTGTATTGAAGAAGGTGTGGAACTTGAACTACGAATTGAACCCACAACGAGATACGTTGATCATGTCAAGGTTGTTAAACCCCGTGATCGAAAAAGGACACAGCCTCGATGCTTGGGGCGTACGACTAGGGCTAAAAAAAGGGGACTTCAGTGACTTCAATGACGGTTTATCTCAAGAGATGGTGGAGTATTGTATCCAGGATGTGGAGATTACCCATGTCCTTTTTGAAAGACTTAGCAATGATCTATTGGATTGGGGTATTTCAACCGATCTGGAACATGAGGTTGCTGTTGTCGTCAAAAAGCAGGAAGAAGCAGGATTCAAACTAAATGTTCCGAAAGCTATGGCGATGCTGTCTGACTGGCAACAAACCCTTATAGACATTGAAGCCGAGCTACAGCAGATATTTAAACCGATTGTTACTGAGAGATACAGCGACAAGACAGGTAGGAAATTGCAGGATAAGGTAGAGGTATTCAATCCTGGTAGCCGGAAGCAGATAGCGGAGAGGATGATGGCTCTTGGATGGAAACCTAAGAAACATACTGAGAAAGGAACGGTGGTAGTAGATGAGAAAGTATTACAAACTATTGACAGACCTGAAGCTAAGTCCTTACTCCGCTACCTACTCATTCAGAAACGGGTGGCTCAAGTTGCGTCATGGATTGAAAATGCTGATGAAGACGGACGGGTACACTGTAAGATCAGAACCAACGGGGCGATCACAGGACGAATGACACACAGTACCCCTAACCTAGCTCAAGTACCTAGAGTTGGTAGCGAGTACGGTGAGGAGTGTAGATCAGTATGGACGGTAGAGGACGGCAATGTACTACTAGGTGCTGACGCTAGTGGCTTAGAGTTACGGATGCTGGCACACTATATGGATGACCCAGCCTATACCAAAGAGATACTAGAGGGCGACATCCATACCAAGAATATGCAGGCAGCAGGGCTAACCAATAGGGATCAAGCTAAGACGTTTATCTATGCGTTCCTGTATGGTGCTGGTCCTGCTAAGATAGGTTCGATTGTAGGTGGTGGAGAACGTGAGGGTAAGATGTTGATTAGTAGTTTCCTCAAGAACACACCAGCATTACAGAAGCTCAGAGATAAGGTAGAAAGACTGGCTGTCAAGGAATGGTTGCCTGGTTTGGATGGACGTAGACTATTGATCCGATCCCAACACGCAGCCTTGAATACCTTGTTGCAGGGTGCAGGTGCAGTGGTTATGAAACAGGCACTGATACTGTTGCATAGAAAGTTAATTGGTGGTAAACTCAATGCTAAGTTCGTGGCTAATGTGCATGATGAATGGCAGTTAGAAACGACACCAGAAGATGCAGAAACGGTTGGACACCTAGCGGTACAATCCATCCGTCAAGCAGGAATCCGTCTAAGGCTACGCTGTCCGTTGGACGGGGAATTTAAAGTAGGAACTAATTGGGCAGCGACTCACTAACTTATAAAGGAAACTAAATGAAACCAGTTAAAGTAAAAGGTCAAGTGTATTGGTCACGTCATGCTGAACCCTATGATGATGGTAGGTATGGCATGGATATCGGGCAGTTGTCTGAGACAGCAGTGCAGAAACTTCAGGATGAAGCAATGCTCGATGTTAAACACAAAGACCTACAACAATACTATGTTACCTGTAAGTCTAACTATCCCATCAAAGTGGTTGACACAGAAGGTAAAGAGATTGATGGTAAGATTGGTAACGGATCTGAATGTGTTGCTGTGATTGCTCCCTATTCCTACAACTACAAAGGTAAGAAAGGGATATCAGCAGGAGTTCTTGAAGTAGTAGTAACAAACCTCATTGAGTATAACCCAGGAGGCAGTAGCACTAGCTCTGAGTTAGCTGCGATGGAAGCGGTGTAATGGCTACCCCGTCATTGGAGAATGCAACTGCTCTGATTGACGGGGATATCCTTGTCTACCGTATTGGATTTGCTAGTGATGACGATGAGGAAAAGTTTGCAATTAGTCGGATGGGTAACTACATTCAGGAACTTATCCGCCCTGACTACGTTGACGACTTCTTAGGTTACATCACTGGCAGTTCCAATTTTAGATACCAGATAGCTAACGAAAAAGAATACAAAGGGAATCGTAGTGACGCTAGAAAGCCTAATCATTACGAGTCCTTACGTAACTACCTCACTGAGAAGTGGGGCTTTGAGTTAGTCGAAGGTGAAGAAGCGGATGATGCAATAGGTATCGCAGCTTATGGTATGAGAGCTGGAGCCTTTTGCATCATGTCGTTAGATAAAGACCTTGATATGTTGAGGGGATGGCACTACAACTTTGTCAAGGATATTCTGTACTATATTACAGAAGCTGAAGCCATCAAGAATTTCTACACGCAAATCTTAACAGGTGATCGGGTCGATAACATACCTGGATTACATGGCATTGGTCCGAAGAAAGCCGAGAAGATTCTAAAGGATTGTCATAACGAGAGACAATTATTCGCTGCCGTCCTAGAGGCGTATGAGGATAACCTTGAGTTACTAACTGAGAGAGCGCAACTACTATGGATAAGAAGAAAGAAGGATCAAATCTGGTTGCCGTCCCTGAAGTAGCTTATATAGAATGGGATGATGCTTGTGCAGATGCTGGCTGGGAGTTGACAGAGAAGACAGACATACACTGTGTTTACACTCTGGGCTTCATTGTAGCAGAGGACAAGAAGGCAATCACAATTGCTGTTTGCTTTTCTGGTCTGGAGTCCAATGCTAGGATACACATTCCTAAAGGATGGATCAAGAAGATCAAACGATTCAAACTTGATAAATTTTTAGGAAGGAAGAAACCATCAAAACCCAAAGCGCAAAAGCAAAAGGCAGGAAACTCCAACAATGGTTTAGAGATTTACTCATCGACCAATTCGATTTTTCCAGGTCCGATGTAAGGTCAACAAGTATGGGTGCTGGCGGTGAGGACATTCAGTTCTCTCAGTCGGCAGGAGATAAGTTAGGGATATCAATAGAGTGTAAATCAAGAAGCACAATAGGCGTATACTCTTTCTATTCTCAAGCCCTAGACAACTGCCCTGAAGATAGGCAGCCTGTTGTTGTAATCAAACAGAATTATTCTAAACCGTTGGTAGTAATAGATGCAGAATATTTCATACAACTGCTAAAGGAGCAGCATGAGACACCTCGTAATCCCTGACACCCAGTGTAAACCAGGATATCCTATCGAACATTTAGAGTGGGTAGGTAAGTACGCAGCAGATAAGAAGCCGGACGTTATTGTCCATCTAGGAGACCACTGGGATATGCCTAGCTTATCTGTTTATGACATAGGTAAGAAAGCATTTGAGGGTAGGACATATCAATCGGATATCACTGCTGGTAACTTAGGCATGACAAGACTGATGAAGCCTATCGCTGCTGAAGTCAATAGACTTAGAAAGAACAGAAAGAAACTATGGAATCCCAGACTTGTCTTTCTAATAGGTAACCATGAGCAACGTATTGAGAGAGCTATTAACTCAGACCGCAAGCTCGAAGGTCTAATAGGTTATAGTGATTTCAATTTAGAACAGTACGGCTGGGAGGTTAGAGACTTCTTGGAAGTATGTGTCATTGACAACATTGCCTACTCACATTACTTTACATCAGGAGTGATGGGACGCTCAGTATCTAGTCCTAATCTACTATTGCAAAAGAAACACATGAGTTGCATAATGGGTCATGTTCAAGATAGAGCTATAGCATTTAGTAAGAGAGCCGATGGAACTAGAATCACTGGTATCTTTGCAGGTATCTGTTACCAACATGATGAGGATTACTTGACACCACAAACTAACGGTAGCTGGTCGGGTGTCTGGATGTTAAACGAAGTGCAGGATGGTAGCTTTGATGAGATGCCTATCAGTCTAACTTATTTGAGGAGACAATATGGAAGTAAGAGAACTACTGAACGTTCGTGAAGATATGTACGGACAATATAGTGTTGTCAGTCGGATCAGTCAGGACATTAAGAAGGTAATGCAAGACTCGCCTAATTACAAGATCATGCCAGCATTTGCTAGAGAAAGTTTAGACATGATCGCTAACAAGATTGCTAGGATTCTCAATGGTAATTATTATTATGATGATTCTTGGCGAGACATAAGCGGGTATGCTACATTAGCAGTCATGGAAATAGAGGAACTAGAGAAGCATGAAACCCCTGACGCTCCCTGAACTAAAAGAAAGACTAATACAGTTCGACGAGGTAGACTTGATTGAGCTATTAGATTTAACGTCCGAAGATATATTGGACAGGTTTGAAGATGTTGTCGAAGATAGATACGAACAGTTAAGAAAGGAAGTTTACTAATGGATTACTATCAGCAGTACATAGCTAAGTCAAGATACTCAAGATTCTTGCAGGACTCAAAGCGCAGAGAGAATTGGGATGAAACTGTAGATCGCTACATGGCTTTTATGAAAGAACATCTTTATAGATCCCACAAATATAATATACCAGAAGATGTATACCGTGATCTATCTGAAGCTATTAAGAACCTAGACGTAGTACCTTCTATGCGTTCTATTATGACTGCAGGTAGAGCCTTAGATCGTGATAACACAGCAGGATATAACTGTAGCTATCTACCTGTTGATGATCCTAAAGCGTTCGATGAAGCTATGTATATCTTACTGTGCGGTACAGGGGTAGGCTTCAGTGTTGAACAGAAGTACGTAAACAAACTCCCTGAGATACCAGAGAAGATGTTTAAGTCAGACACTACAGTCGTAGTAGCTGATAGTAAAGAAGGATGGGCTAAAGCATTACGCCAGGTTATAGCATTACTGTATTCTGGCGAGATACCTAAGTGGGATCTTAGAAAGATTAGACCTGCAGGTGCTAGACTCAAGACCTTTGGCGGTAGAGCTAGTGGACCTGCACCCCTTAACGAACTGTTTGAGTTTGTTATCCGTAAGTTTCAAGCTGCTGCTGGACGTAAGCTAAACACATTAGAGTGTCACGACATCATGTGTAAAGTAGCAGAGGTTGTAGTAGTAGGTGGTGTACGTAGGTCA